CGCCGCTACGGACGCCGCTACGCGCGACGCTACGGCCGCCGCTACGTACGCCGCTACGGACGCCGCTACGGACGCCGCTACGCGCGACGCTACGGTCGACGCTACGGACGCCGCTAGCGGCACCCGCGATCTTTCCCGCTGGTACGTGATCGATGATCTTGTTCCATTGTCTGAGAAGTTCGGCGGAAAACAGGCTCTTGAATGCGCCTACCTTGCCTATCGGATGTGGAACGGCGGAAACCAGTGGTCGGCGTGGCCCGCGTTCCTGTCGTTCTTCAGGCATGTGGCAAAGCTCGCTCTGGACTACAGCAAGTGGGATCACTATGAGGTCGCGGCAATCGCTGGCCATCGCGTGATGCACCCGGATTTTTGTTTGGTTTCGGACAGGCCCGAGATCCTTACCGTGGACTCCGAGAACCGACCGCACGGGGAAAACGGCCCGTTCTGTAGGTGGCGCGATGGCTTCGCATTGTATTCCTGGCACGGAAATAGGATCCCCGCCTGGATGATTGAGCACAAGGAACGGATCACTCCGGAGCTAATCGACGCAGAGAATAATACTGAGATCCGGCGCGCCATGACTGAGATCTACGGCGAGGCCCGCTACATGCAGGATTCTGGGGCTGAGATCATTCACCGTGATGAGTTCGGCGAGCTGATGCGAAAGGAGATCCCTGGGGACGAGCCACTCGTGATGGTGCGCGTGAAAAACTCAACGCAGGAGCCTGACGGGAGCTTCAAGACGTATTTCTTGCCCGTGCACCCGGAATTGCGGCCGCTGTTGCCAGGCGGGGAGCTGGGCGAGCCTCAGGAACTGACGGCAAAGGCGGCAGTCGCCTCGACGTTTGGTTTGCGCGCCGAGGAGTATGACCCGGTGATTGAGACATGATGAGCGCCCCAAGCGCATGGCAGATCGCCCTCGGGAAGGCTGCGGCGTCGAGGACCCCAGATGAATTCCGAGACGTGCTGCTTTCTATTGCGAGAAGCGCTAAGCAGTAGCCGGAGGCACGATCACGCAAAGCACCTTGTGCTGGGCGATGATCTCCCTCACCCGCCTAGAGCAGACGATGCACCCATCTGACGCGGTGTGATTCTGCTGTGGGTTGTCGCCGTGGCAATAGAAATCACCCCTGCCCCACATCTCATTGGTCGGATCTGGCGTGAGCGGAATCGAAAACTCACCCGTCGACTGTAGTCGGTCTTCCGGCGTCCCGATCATATACATGCCCGGGGGAAGCGGCCCCTCACCGTGCTGGTCGATGGCGTCAGGATTGTTCATCCACACGCCGTGACCAGCGTAGCCAGTGCCCAGGGTCAGCGTCTCGCCTGTGTCATCGTCTATCGAGCTGATCTTGCCTGTGGGGATCTCGTAGACGATCATCGATTGCCTCCTGAAGAATGCGGCGTGCACTGATGGGACTGGCTTCCGGCTTCCCCTTTTGCCTTTCGTCCTTGTAGCCCTTGCAGAACAGGCAGCCGTTGCGTTGGTGCTTGGGGCGTCGGCGCTTGAAGTTCATTCCTCATCCCTCCGGCGCCGAGCCTCAAACTCCTCCGGGCTGAGCGGACGCATCCCGGAACGTGACTGTGGTGAGCGCTGCACCACCTGCGTTGGGGCGTCCAGGATCCCATTCCGTAGCATGGCGTCGCGCATGTCATTAACCACGCTCTCAATGTGGTCGAACCGCCGGTGCATCCCGACCACGCTCTTCTGCTGGACGGCGTTATGGACCAGCCAGCCAACGAATCCCACCGCAGCGGGAACCAGGATCAGGCCAACGGCTTCGACGATGAGGAGGGCGCTCTCGGTGGTCATGCTAGCCCCTGGTCATTTTCGTGATCCCTCATCAGGGAGAACATCATGTCGCTCAAGTGCAGCTCGTCCCGTCCCTGATCGGCACACATCCGCACCCCGACGGTAAACAGCAGAGCAGCGGCGGACTTCTCGTCCCCACCAGTAAGTTTCAGCGCTGATTGGATCAGCTCCGTTACCCGTCGGCAGTATTCCAGCTCCCGTTCCGTTAGAGTGTTCATTAGCCACGGCGCCTCCTACCGAGCTGGGGTGAGGTCGATGTAGTAGTAACCGCCGAGGGTAGGGGCAGGCCCGAAACTGGCCGGGAGGCTGATCTTGAACTGAATCGTCCCCTGATTCGTGACTGCCTGGTAGGCCGCATCCTGAGATGCTTGGCTCTGACGCAACGTAACCACGTAGCTAACGCTGGAACCGGCATCGCCGATCCCGTAGCTCGAGATCGTCTCGACGTTCACGCATTGATAGATAAGCGCGTGAGGGTTAACGCCACCGTCGCCGATGGTTCCAAGTGCCAAGTATGCTGCCAAAACGAGAGCGTGCATTGTGTCCTCCTAGCAGCAAGAGCCGCTACAACAGTTTGTGAATCCAATCGTCGTACAATTGTTGCCACACGAGCCGCAGTTGTAGGGGTCGGTGTTGCTGTCTGAGCATGTCGCGTTGCAGCACTGATTGTCTTCGTAGTTCGAGCAAGGGTTGTCGCACTCGCCGCAGTTGAAGACGTCGGTGTTCCCGTTCACGCAAGAGCCAGAGCAGCAAAGGTCATCGCCCTCGTTGTAACAGTTGTTTCCGCAACCGCCGCAGTTGGTGGGACTGCTGGATGTATCGGTGCACTCGCCACCGCAGCATGGCTCACTGGTGCAGAATGTTCCGCAACCGCCGCAGTTATCTGGGTCCGTGTTGGTGTTTGAGCAGCTCCAGTAACTACCAAAATAGCAGCACGCGTTATCGCCTTCGCTCAAGCAGTCATTTCCACAACCACCGCAGTTTGCAATCGTATTGGCGCACTGCCCATCACCGTCGACTACGCAGCAATAAGGGGTTTGCGCCTCATAGGGACACGAGTAGCCACAAGACCCGCAGTTGTTCGGGTCCATTGATGTATCGATGCATTCCTCGCCAGAGCAAACGGTGACCGGCGGGTAAGGCCCGCAACACATGCCGTAAAGACACGCCCACTCCCCCGAGCCGCAGTTGTAACCGCACGTCCCGCAGTTGTTGGGGTCTTGCTCGGTGTTGGTGCAAGTCCCGTTGCAACATGTGTTGGTGTTGCAGATGTTGCTGCAAGTCCCGCAGTTGTTGTCGTCAGTGAGCTGATCGACGCAGCTACCCCCGCAGCAGATCTCCTGTGCGATGGCACCTGCGTCATCCGTGATTTCGGGACAGACGTTTCCGCATCCGCCACAGTTGTCGTTGTCGTACTGCGTATTGACGCAATTGCCGTAACCGCCCGCGTCGTAGCAGTAGGTCGGTGCGCCCGTCGCAGAACAGCACTGGCCATTGACGCAACCGTCTTGGTATCCGCTGCAGTAGATACCGCATCCACCGCAGTTGTAGTTATTGGTAAGGCTATTCGAGCATCCGCTGCTGGGGCAGCATTGATTCTGCTGACCCCCATCGTAATATCCTGCGTCAAAGCAGTTGCTGCCACACGTCAGGCAGTTGAGCGGGTCGGTGGCCGTGTTGGTGCAGTCACCAGCGCAACACGTCGCGCCACCGCCAGCATCGCAGAAGACCCCGCATCCCCCGCAATTGTTCGTATCGGTCGCGGTGTTGATGCACATGAAATCAAAGCCGCAACGACCGTTTGGGCATTCGGTGAAGTAGGTGTCGCCGCCATCGTAGGACACCCACCCGCAGTCACTGAACCCCGCGTCGCACTCGCAATCGTTTGCGGTGCAACTTGCCCCGAAGTCGCAAGCCACACCGCATCCAGCGCAGTTGTCGGATGTGTTCAGCGGGACGCACCCGCTCGTCGGAGTGCACTGGTAGCTACCCTCGGGGCAGCACATGCTAGCCTGCTGCGAGATGTAGCCTGGTGGCCCGATGGCCAATAGCAGAGCAAGGATCATCGAATCCCGTTGGAAGGCGTGCCGGCGTCAGGTGAATTTTGCTCCTGACCTGGCGTAGCAACGCACCAGACTTTGGTTCCGGCGCCCCATTGCACGCATTGATTGCTGGGAAGCATCGTGCCGACATTCGTGCCGGCATCGATGGCGAACTGACCGCTAAGGGCCGGCGTCTGCCCATACCAGATGGGGTTGCTGCCATTGTTGCAGAACTGCGCCGAGGAATAGCCGCTAATACACCCGATCTGCGTCCCATAGCCCTGGCATAGCGTCATGCAGCTCGAGCCGGCATCCTGGCCGTTTTCGACGTATACCGGCAGAGTGCCGCCGCTATTGCCGCCGTCACCATTGCCGATCTGGGATGACAGAATCAGCCGCCCATACTGGTCCACCGCAACGGGTACGTTGTTGCCGGCGTCGACCTGGCCAACCATCAGGTTCGGAGGTGAATTGTTCCAGGGGTTAGTGGCTAGCAGCCAGGCCGCGACGAGCTTCCACATGGCTATTGCCCAACACGCGCTTTGATGAAGCTGACTTGCCCGGTGCCAGTCGATGCCAAAGCGTGCACCACAAGGCCGGGGGCGAGCCGGATGGGCTGGTGCGGGAAGGTGGATGTCACCGGGATCAGAGCGTTGGCGCTGGTCGCAGCGGCACCGGTGTTGATGTAAGCCGGCTCGCCAGCCACAACAAAATACCACCATGAGCTCTGATCCGTCATTTGCCCGGAATTGCCCTGAGCCGGGATGGTCCCGCTGGCATCCGTGCCGGACGTGGCAATCACTACAGTCGTGGTGAAATCAGGCGTGAACAGTGAAAGCGAAGCCATTGTTGTCTCCTATTGCCCAACCCGGGCACGAACCAAAGAAACCTGACCCTGTACCGAAGTCCCCAGGGCATGGACAACCGTTCCCGGGACTATCCTTACCGGAAGCGAAAGCATACCCTGGGGGATTAGAGCGCAGCTGCCGTCATTGAGCGCTGCACTGTTGTAATTGATAAAGGTCGCACCGCCGGCAATGACGATGTACCACCAGGATGATTGGTCAATCATGGCGCCGGAATTGTGCTGCGCCGGGATCGTCGCAGAGTTGTCGGTCATCGACGTGAGGATGTTGACCGTCGAGGTGCTAGTGAGATCAGGCGTAAAGAGCGTCATGGCTGACATTAGGACTCCCTCGCATTTTCCATCCTGCCAGCTCCAAAAGCTGTGTCTTCGCTAAATGTCAGCTTATCTAATCCTGCGGCTCTTGGCTTCTTCTGCTTTCCAGGTCCGGGATGTGCCATTGATCCCTGTGCAGATGCGATCGCCGATTGTTGAAACGCGATCTGGTCCGGAGCCAAATCAGGCGACACCGGCGTTCCAAGCAGAGTCGAAATGGCCTGCTTTTGCTCATAGGACAGCACCTTGGTTTTGGGCATGTCTAGAAGCTTCTGCGTTACGGCCTGCCTAATTGCCTGCAATGTGTGTGGGGACGCCTGTGCTGCAGCTGCCACCATGTCCGGAGTTAGGGTTCCTTCCTGCATGCTGCCGGTGATGGTTCCCACTGGGTCTTTGACCACTGAATAGGTGCGTTCGAACGCCGCAACTTGCATCGGGTCCGGCATGGCTTCGTGCTTATCTTGTGGCAGCATTCCGGCCGGCGGCGGCGGCGGCAAAGCCTGGGCTAGCACCTGCAGCTTGTTCAGAGCCGTCGTCTTGAGCGCCTGGGCATGCAGTGGGAAGCCGCCGTCCCTGAACTTCTGAGTCCCCATCTCGAGCCGCTGGTTCACCAGCGTCGGGCTGCTCGCCAGATTACGGATCTCATCGGCCCGCTGATTGAAAGCCTGCTCCGGCTTGGGCCCTTTACCGGCGCCGGAATTGAAGGTGCGGTCGCCCTCGAGAGCGCCCATCGTCATGGTCTTGTTGATGGCGGTGCGCACCGGCTGCGAAGTCATGAATTTGCCGATACCGCTGGCGATGGCCTTGCCCTGTTTCTCGGCAGCTGACTTCATGTAACCGAGCACTTCAGCAGCCATCGCCGGGTTTTTAGCGTTGCGCCACACCTGCCCAGCCAGGAAAGCGGCCTGTCCAACAGGTCCGCCAAGGTGGGCGAAAGCAGCGTCACGGATGGCGCTGACAGCACCTGCCCCAATGGGTGTGTGGGCTAGCGCCTGCGCCGCAACAGCCTGATTGCGTCCCTTAACCACGTCGCTAAGGACATCTTTGAGCGCTGAATGATCGACAGTCTGCCCGGCGTTTTTTGCAGTCTGAGCAGACACGTCGGCGAACTGCCGGACAGCGCCTAGATAGTTGTCGAGCAGCGCCTTGCCTTCCTCTGCAGAAATCTTACCCAGGGCGATATTCTTGATCAGGGTCTGCATCTTCGAACCCTTGATGACGACATCTCCAGCCCTACCGCCAACCTTTTGCGCATCGACGCCTAGGACCTTGCTGATACCGTCAGAAGCATTTTTGAGATCAGTGAACGCTTTGTTGGATGCCAGATGCGCAGCGACTTCGGCTTTCCCGAAGATCGCGTCGTTTTCCATCAGGCTGTAGATTGGCTGACGGATCTTGTCGATGATTGCATTGCGTGTGCGCTCTTCCAGTCCAGTAGCGTTCCCTTCGAAATCCTTGAGGTGATCTAGGTATTGACCAAGCTTTCGTCCGGCGTTTGATATGTCCTTGATGCTGTCGGCGTTTTCATATGCAGACCGGAAATCTTCTACTAATCCGTTGACGTGATTGATCTGTCCGCGGTCGAAATATTCCTTTGCGGCGCCCCCGTTGAGCTCTACCTGCCCGGGCTGGATCAGCGATTCATCTAGATTCTTGGTGTATTGCTTCGCTTCCGTCAGATTCATCTCGCTATTCGCGCCGATGTTCTTCTCCATCTCCTTCGGGCGATTCACGTCGTAATGCTCATTGACCATGTCGGCTGTTGCGTCGCCGAGCTTGTCCATGGTCTTGCCTAGTTCGCGCACTTCATTGTTCGCAACGACGGTGCGTGGCGACGGGCTTCCGGGGCCAGCCTTAAACGCCTGCTCTTGAATGCCCTTAACGCCCTGCTCTGCGGCTTCTTTGCCCGTTTGCTCGGTAATATCCGAACGCAGGGCGGCAGTAGCAGACCCGAGCATGTCCGTGAGCTTGTCGGACGCCTTGGACGTGAGGTCCATCACCTTCGTGAATGGATTCGGGATGAATTCGGCCGCCTGCTGCAATCCGATATCCCCGAAGAACCCCAACGCCGCATTGGAAAGCCCGGCGTGAAGCATGCTCTCGGACTGGGCGGCGGGATCTCCGATCTCGCGCTCGCTGAGATTGTTTTGAACGCCCTGGGCCCCGAATAGGACCGCCTGACCAGCGGCGCCAACCGGATCGAAGGCGGCGGCTGCTCGAGCCGCGAGACCAGTCGGCGGCGGAACCTTCGGGGCGCCTGCTGCCAGAGCCTTCGCAGTGGCGACCGTTGCATCCGTGGCAGGGGCTACGGCGGCAGCGCCTTCACCAAGCGCCCCGGCACCCTCTGCGGCGGCTGTAGCGCCTTCGCCAAGGCCTGCAGCGCCTTCCAGGAGGCCCTTACCGGCCGCGCCTGCCAGGTCCTCACCTATGGCAGCGCCAGCGCCTAGGCCGCCCGTAAGCGCGCCAATGCCTAGCGCTTGTGTGACATTTCCGGCCCCCTGCAATATGGGGCTGATGACCGGATTACCCTCTGCTAAGTATTTCTGTTGCTCAAGGCTGGGTCCGCCGCCCTTGGCTATGGCTGTGCGAGCGAACGGCACAAGACCGCCAGCGAATGCCAATCCGCCAGCTTCAAGGGGATGATTGGCAGCCTCTTGCCTTAGCGCGAGATCCTTGGCAATCGCATGCGTGGTCGGCTTCCACTGATTGCGGATCGCGTTCTGGACCTGATCGGGATCAACCAGCTGCGGGTTGCCACTCGGATCCAGCATCGGGATCGGGCTATTGGGAACTAGCTCTCCCGACCCATACTTTGCGGCAAGTTCCGCATCGTCGATGGGTATGACCTTTCCATCTGGGCCGCTAATGTTCGCCATTACTTACCGGTCGGATAAGGCTTGCTGATTACGTTGGGGGGAAGATTGATTCCGAGGCCATTCGGCCCCTGGCCCAACACCGCGTTGCGCTCGTCCTTTAATGAACCCTTCATGGCTTCCATCTTGGCGATCTGCTGACCCACTGCCGCGAGGTTGCTAGGCACCATTCCATTGAGGAATTCCGCCTGTTTCTCGCCTGGCATGCGTTTAAACTCGTCGCTCTGCATGATCTTGAGCGTCAGATTGTGGCCTAGCGCCTCACCCGTTGCCCGATCTGCTCCGAATGGATCAAGCGACGTTCCATGCGTTTTGCGCCATTCAATCGCCTGGTCTAGAGCTTCACCAAGCGGCGCTTTCTCGGTGAGGTACTTGTTGGCGACTTCCGCTTTGTCGGGAGACGCATATGCGCCAAGCGCTGGGATGTAGCCCTTGCTGTAAACGGGATGCAGAGTGAGATCCTGAACCTGCTGAGGAGTTAAGGATCCAGGTGCAGACATCGCCTGTGCCGCTGCCTGCCGTGCAGCATTGTCGCGAACAATCTCGAGCTGCTTCTGCTGTAGCTCCGCACTCTGCAGCGCGCGCGTCATGGCCGCATCTTTCTGCTTCATCATGCCTTCAGCAGCCTTGCCGTAGACGTCAGCGTTATTCTTGTGCAGCTCTGCCACGGCCTGATCCCCGCCGTTGCGGGCCACGATCTCGTCGGTTTCGTCCAAGACTTGCTTATCCGACATTGCTTGCGAGAACTTCCAAGCGGCCTCAGTCGTCTCGCCCTTGGCCTTTGCCTCGTTGAACAGCTGGCCACGCATTTCGGCGCCTGTCTTTAGCGTGTCCACCAATTGCTTGCGCATGGCCATCTGCTGCTCGATCGGGATTCGTCCTTCCGCGATACTGCCAATCCCGCCGACCAGGCCCGCAACGCGGCCAAGGGCCCCCGGTAACACAGACGACAAGACACCCATAACCTTGTCGAACGTACTGGGCATCTCGTAGGATGCAGACGCCTTATTGAGCATCTGATTAACCAGATCATTGTGAAGGTTGAACTGGTTCGCTTCGTCCGTCATTGCCTTCTGGTATTGCGGCCCATACTGAAGCGCCAAATCCTGTCGTTGCGCTTCACCGCGTCCGATAGCCTTCGCTTTCGCCGCAGCATTTGCCCGCTGGACGTCCAGGTTCTCTTGATTGCCCTGGAGTCCTGATTGCATCTGCGCTTGGACCAGCTGCATCTCAGGGCTGGGGACGCCACCGCCGCCGCGAGGTGTGGGCGCCGGAGGCGGAGTGGCGGCGGGTGGCGGAATTCCGGGATGCACGCCTTGAACCTCAGGGGGCGGCGCTGGAGGGGGCGGTAGCGGAGAACTATTCGACGCCGCCTGTGCTGGCGTCATCAGACTACCGTTTGGATTGGAACCAACAGCATCGTTGGCATCCCCGGCCCCTGACGTCTCGTTTCCGACTGCCTGGACCCCTTGGCCGATATCACGAGCAGCGCTGCCAAGTGCTGTTCCGAGGCCTGTCCACGGCATAATCCCGCCGCCTGTGCCGCTTGAATTCGTCGTCGGAGGTGTAGCCGCAGGCGCGGCGGATTGGCTATCTGGCTGCATGGCATAGGATGCCAGCGCCTGATCTGGCGTTTGCGACGAAGCATTATTCATCGCTACCTGCGCAAGGATGCGTTCCAAATCGCTATCCATTACGCAGCCCCCCTCTTGGCCTTCTGTTTCATGAGCATCTGCAATCCATGCTCGAGGGCGTTGATTCGCTGATTCATGAGTCCGGCGGCGGAAGCCAAGGCGAGCGTGAGCCTACCCGTGTCCACGCGCTTGCCGGTCGGGGAGTCTAGAACCACCGACTTGCCCACAGGCCCCGCGTGCTCGAGCTCTTGCGCCATAGGCCCGAAATGCGTGCCGGGTGCAGCCCCGGGCGCCTGTGGGTTCTTGTATTGGTAGCTGTGCGAGGTTCCCTGCAGTGCATTAAGCAGGCCCTGAGACTGATTGTTTGGATGAACGGTGGCGCCGGCGGGAAGGTCTACAACTTCTGGGCCCTTCTCACCGACCAATGCTCTCGTTGGTTTGGTTACGTGACCGCCTTTAGCGAAGGCAGCAGCAGCTCCGATCGCTGCGTCTGCCCCGCCTTCTGCTGCTGCAGCTCCACCAGCCACGTCTGCTGCATCCGCCGCATCAGCCGCATCAGCTGCGTCACCGACGTCAGCTGCATCCCCAGCGTCTACATCTGCAGCATCGCCAGCGTCAGAGGCTGTTGACGTATCAGCCTCCTGAGTGGCTTCCTTGAGCGGATTAATCTTAGCCACATTCGTGACCGGCGCAGCCTGTGGAGGGGGAGCCGAAGTAGGCGCTGCACCAGGTCCACCCGCACCCTGTGCTCCAGGGTTTGTGCTATCCGGTTGCTGGAACATTTTGACGATCTTTTGAACGTCTTGAATGCCAGATCCGATCCGACCGGAAGGATTTCCAGGCTGAATAGGCGAAGCCGTTCCGGTTGGGCTCTGATAGGTAGAGAGCTGGTTAAGGAACGTCTGCATCTGCTGATTAGCGTTGGCGATGTTCTGCTTAGTGGCTTCATCAGATCCAGGAACACCGCTGCTTGGCTCAGATCCGCCAAGCAACGTGCCGAGGAAGTTGTTGAACATGCTGTTACTGCTAGCGTTGTTCCCCTCAGCCATTGCCGCCACTGCGCTGTTGTATTCGGCGTTCTGATTGGCCCCGATCGTGTTGCCAAACTGCCAATTCTGATTGGCAATCCCCTGGTTGAATTCGTTGGCGCCAAGGTTGGCCTGCTGATTCGACAGCGCTGCCTGCTGGTTAAGCTGGGCCTGGTTCTGCGCCTGATTGACGCCCTGGCCGGTCAGCCCGGCAAGGCTCTGCTGTGCCTGTAGCTGCTGATTTGCCGCTGTGGCTGCCCCTTGGCCCGCTGCCCCTTGCGTCTGCATGGCCTGGTTTTGCTGCGCCATTCTGGCCGCTGCGCCGGGATTCTGCTGCCCTCGAGAGCCGGCCACCTGTGCATAAGTCGATGCCAGCGCCCCCTGCGTGCCCGCCTGCTGCTGCTGCGCCGCCAGGCTCGGGCCGCCGGTGCCATTGGCCTGACCCTGTAGCTGCTGCATCAGTCCCAGCTGTGCCTGTGAGTATGGCTGACCACCGTTGGCATTGACGTTCTGTCCGGCTACCTGGTCCGCGCTAACATTGGCAACAGGTGCGCCGGTGGGGGTATAGGTTCCCCACCCGTTGGAATACAGGTTACCACCCGCTCCGATGACCTGCTGACCCTGTGGATTCCAGCCAGAACCATTGCCGCCAGCTTCGCCATAGGCCTGACCACCAGGATTCAGCCCAGGAGGCCCGAGATTGGTTCCATACTCTGGATCCTGATCGTTCTTCCCGCCGGTAGACGTCCACCCATTGGCTACGTTGGGAGTGCCTGGCGCTACGCCGCCATTGTACCAACCAGTATTGGTAGTGTTTGGATTCTGGTTTCCGTTACTGTTCCATGGACTGTTGGGCGATGGCATTATCCGATGCTCCCTCCGGGACCGAGACGCTTGTACCCGCCGCGACGGATCCCAACTTCGATGTCTAGTGCGTTAAGAGCCGGAGTCACTGTCACATTGTACGGCGCCAGGTCCGTCCACGTCATCTGGATGGCCTCGCACAGCTGCGAGGATGGGAACACTCTAAACTGACGTCTATCGGGGAGCGCTGCTGCGCCACTTCCGCCCCACACGCCGTTACCCCAAGGATTCTCATAGCCCCACACGCCAGTGCTAGAGCTAGAGCCATTAAGTACCAACGTATCCACAACGCTCGGATTATAGTCATAAGCCAGCTGCACCTGATATTGCTGCGTGCCCGAGAACCAGCCTTCCACAAACAGTTTCCAAACACGCTGGAACCCCTGGATGTTGGCAGCCTTCAACCATGCCGTGGTGACGAGCATCCCAAACCCGACACCATCGTCAGCGTAGACGCCCGGAGCTTCCTGGTAGACGAGCCCGGAACCTGAGTTGATGTAGTAGTACTGGTTCCCAAAGCTGAGGCTCGAGATGCCCTGGTGATTCGTGAACGTGCCCCAGGCGTTGTAGAACCAGTCAAAGACGAGCGTGGTCCCAGTCTCTGACAGGAAGCGCACCTGCGTGTTCGTGTCTAGCGCCGTCGCAGCTGTCACGACGTCGGCGTTGAATGCTTTGACGGGTGCCCCGACATAATTAAGCGTCAGCCCACGGGCGAGCATGTAATAGCCCTGCGTGGATTTGAACATCAGCCCGCCAGGCGTTAGCACTACGGACCCAGGGTCCCGGCACCCGATGCTAGTGGACGACGCCACGAGCTGCGGCGTTGAGAAGCTTCCATTGACGCCGGTGTCATCTGGGCCCGTGCCGCTGATGTACTGCAACAGGTTCGACTGCAGCGAGATCAGATTGCCATCCATCGAAGCGCCGGCCACGATGTTCCCACCGTTGATGTTGCCAACCGATGGATTGACGCGCACCGTCTGCAGCGACGAGAAGATGACGCCATAGCCTTTCGAGAACTGCTCTGAAAACCACCAGAGCGTGGGATCTTCAGCATCGACCACCCAGAGCCGATCCTGATGGTTCACCATGATGCCAGTGGCCGGTGGCGCATCGTTCTCGAGCACATCCCCGGTCGTATAGAGCGGCTGATTGCTCTCAATAGACAGGTCGCTAGCCGTGTCCAGATACGTCAGCGGACCAATGCTCTGCGGCTGGTTGTAGATAGGCGAAAGCGGTGATGTGACTCGGTAGAACACCTGGCCATCTGTAGTCGTGCGATAGATCGCCACGTCCACATTGCTCTTGAGCGTCAGCGTTAGCGGATTGACGTCAATCGTCACAGCCGCATTGGGCGCCAGAGCTCCGGCGGTGATGAGATTTCCGGCATTGGATGAGCCTAGTGACGTGTAGACCGGAATATTGACGGTGGTCGGAACGCTCGGCGCACTCTGATGTAGCTGGCCCTGATCGTCGATCCACTCATAGACGGCCACGTATTGCTCAGCCGCATAGAAGTTATCGACCTGCGTCAGATTCTGACCAACGTAATTCTGCTGCACACCACCAGTGGCTGGGTTGTTCGCATAGTTCGCCGGAAGGATCGAGAACACCGTAAGATCCTGAGACGACAACATCAGCGCATTGCCAGAAACCTGTGAGTTGATCCCCCAGTTCACGCCACCGGCTGGCGGAGTCCATGAGTTTTGAACCGTCAGGATAGCGTTTGAAATAGCAGCGACAACACCCGCAGCGTCTTCAGTGCCGCTCAGATTCACGTTGATCCCGATAAGGTTCCCGGTTGTCGATGAGAACCGATACCGAAGCACGATCTCCTTAAGCAGCGTGGATGATGCGGCCACCGTTGAGAATCCACCGCTTGTATTTGTGATGTTGTAGGGATTCGGATCTGCCGCTTCCACAGCTGCTGCAGATGTCTCACCGATCGTGAACCAGAAATATCCCTGAAGAACGTGGTTCAACGTGTCTGTTGAGATGAATGTGAAGTACTGACCATTTTCGATCAGTGAAGCCGGCGTTCCAGTGATTGACACCATGCAGGGCTGATTCACTGCGCCCGTGCAGGCCTGGAACACCGTGAACTGTCTCGAGCCAGCCGGGATCGTCGTGAAGTATGTCGTGTTCGTCGACGTCAGGGTGATCGTCTGAACCGTGTAGGCGTTTACCTGCGCGCGCTGGCTAGGCGGATTACTGCCCAGGGCGTAAGTGATCGTCCAGTTATCCAGTGCGGCCGTCAGCGCCCCATACAGCGCATTGGCGACCTGCGTGGCCGTCATCTTCGAAGCGATCACGACAGGGGTCACGACCCAAGGCGATGGAAACTCGGCAGACGATGGCGCAGACCCAACACCGTCCACGATGAAATACACGACGGCAGGCAGGTTCGTTCCAGCGCCAGCTCCGGGCACAACCTGATTGAAAGCGATGTACTCCCCAGGCGTGATCAGGTTCCCGACTGCGCCACCCGGCTGCGATACGTTGTCCGGGATGTTGATGCTTATCGATAGCGGGGAATTGGGCTGGCCACCGCTGCTTACCGTCGGATCGATATTGTTATAGACGACCGTGATCGCTGATGTCGCCAGCGTTACCACCGGGGCTTCCGGATAGACATTGAACCCGTGCTCCGTCAGGTTCGTCCCGTCATAGTTCCAGAGCAAAGAACCAGCCCCAAGGTGCAGATTCTGACCTAGCTGCTGCCCGCTGATGGTTCCGGTCCCGAAGGTAACCGAGAGCTCTGTGACGCCTGGCAGCCCTTGCAGCGCATCGCTGACGCTCAGTTCTTCAACGATATCCGACACCGACGTCTCATAAACGCCGCTGGCCGTCTGCTGAAACGCCGGCATTCGGTTGTTAGTGGGAGGACCACCCGCCGACCCTGGCAGGTACTTGCCGGCCACATACGGTAGCGCCGTCGACCCCACGGGATACGGCAGGGCCATGAGGAAGAGCGTCGGCTGCACGCTGCTCACGAACTGGACAAGGAAGTAGATATTTCGATCCGCTGCCAGAAAGGGCTGACTGCACAGGCTCACGCCGGTCACTGCCTGGAACGTCGGGGCGATTGTGCCCGTGAATACCACTGCGCAGTTCACCTGCTGCAGCGATGGCGTCGGGTTCGTTGTCTCCCACAGCACCAGCGCGTTGGCTGTCTGATACGGCATGCAGGTAAGGCGCGCAATGGCATTCGCTGACGCTGTCGCCAGAGGCAGAACGCCAGTCACCAGATCGTTGATGGATGTATCGAATACGAAGGCAAGCGCGTCGAACTGGAAGTTGTTCTCGACAACGGCCCCAATGAACACATGCGTGGTCGAAGCGGTGCCCATGGCACACGCGCACAGAGCAGTTACCGTAAGGCCGATCGGCAACGTCCCAGGGCTCGATGGCTGCCACGTTGTCGTGTTGATTGCCGTGACCACCAGGCTCGATCCCTGAGAGACCACTGCAACGAGGCTAGTCCCGACGTGGCACACGTCATAGATGGCCTCATTCGTTCCCTGCGTAATGGCCGGAACGATCGTTGTGGCATAGGCGCTGGGAACAGCCTGCGGGACGCTGGGGTTGATGAGCGCCACATATAGCTCGCCGCTTCTGGTGGTCGGATTGCTAGTGGACCCGTTCACGCCAACCAGGAAGACCGCGATAATGCTGCCGACAACGATGCACTTCGGCGCATAGGACCCAATCGTCAGGTTCGACACATAGCTAGGCAGAACCGACCGGAACAGGTCCGCCGTTTGGTAGTAGACGCTCTTGGACGCCTCATCGAGCACCTTGAGACCCACCGCGCCATTCAGCTCATAGGCAAAGACCGAAATCCCATTCAAGGAAGCCGTGTCTGAGTTGGTCGCGCCCATGGCGCCAGAGTAGATCTGCGTCTCTGTCGGAAGGATGTTCGGGATGGGCCCGCGATTGACCCACTTATCTAGAGACGGCGGCAGCGTGTAGAACTGCGACGGCCGACTATTGGGCACCGGTGCAGAGACAAGCCCAAGCTCATTATTGAACGAAACGAGCGACTGTCCATTGCGGACCACGCCACCGTATTCGGTACTTATCGCCGACGTGAGCGCGGTGTACCCGTTCCGCTTGTGCAGCTGCCCCAACGCACCCTTGTCAAACACCACGTTCTGCAGCTCGATAAACCTGTCGTTCCCCACGAGCACGGAGTTGTTCTCGAGATCAACCCCCGCCTGCAATGGGATGGAAACGACCTGTTTATCTAGGCCCATTAGTACCCAACACAGATGTAGTTGATAATCGTAGGTGACGATCCTCCGTTCTGAACTGTGATCCCTGTCGTGGATGTAGAACACGTAGATACCCATGCGGTGTTGATCGTGTTGTCCACAATCGAACAGTTGCAGATTGGCGCAACGGTAAAGTTTCGCGTCGAATCGCCTGAGCCTGAGAATGTGACCGTGTAGGACGTGTTCGCCGATGCCAGAGGAATGGATCCACCGCTAATCTTCGGGGACGCGGTAAACGAACTTCCTCCATCGAACGTGCTCAACGATGGCACCAACCCATTGCCGGTGTAAATCGGCAATGTTCCGGCATCGAGTGAGCCAACAATGACCCCATTCGTCCAAATCGGCCCACCATCGACAATCAACGGCTCGCCGATGATCGTCTTATAAGCCGCTATGTCCGTCTGAAAGTGGGGCAGCAGGATGTTTACGCCGGTGTATTGCCCCGAAAGCTCGAGGGTCGATGCATTCATGTCGAATGCGTACATCTCCGAGCCAGCATCGACAGCCTGCGCAATTAACTGTCCGTTGGCGTAAGTGAACAGATCGTTAAACTGCAGCCCATAGCCGGTTGTGATGGAAGTCGGTGTTGTGCCGGAACCGCCCGTGACATTCCAAACCGTTTTCCCGCCATCGTCCGTGTAATACTGAACGTTAGCCCCCGAATAGATGTTGTTCACGGTGATGTCGGGGAGGTTTGCCAAAACAGGCACCTGAATCGTTGCGAAATCGCCAGCGTCCGCGATGAATGTCCCTAGGTACGGATTGGACAGCCCACCCGATGGCCAGCTCGTGATGCAGCCGTTGCCGCTGATGCAATACTTAGCAGCGTATGCCTCTGCACCAGCATCCACGACAGCCGCCGCGAGCTCGCCTGTCGTCTGTAGTTTGAAGATGCCTGACGGAGTGGCTTTCAGAACGATATCGCCGCTCACGTCCTCATAGACAGACGACGTGTTGGTGATATCTAGCCCCACCTGGGCCCCCGAAACGACCATGATCCCGGCGTCGAACTGCGTCTCCGGGCAGTACATCACGCCGCCCGAGTAGTAGCAGCCTCCCGCACCAGGCCAGCTCGTCAGGCATGTTCCATTGAGGCAATACTGCGCAGCGTTGGACACGCCAAAGAATCCTGCGTCGACGACTTCCGTCTGCGCATAGCCCAGATTCGTCGACGTCGAATAGCACCACCAATAGGCGCCCTGATGTGGATTGCCGCTCGGAAACGCGTACAGCACACAGTCGAAATTAGGGGAATTGATGCCCAGGTCAGAGTAACCAAAATTAAGCGTCCCGCTGCTAGACGCTTCCATGATCATTCCATAGCCACCGTCAGGCCAATAGCCACCGGCGTCCCACATCGCTGCGGTGTTGTTGCCCAGGAAGATGTACGGATAGGACGAGACTGCGTAAAGCCCGTAGCTATCGATCTCCGACGCCAGCGGCGCACCAGCATCGAACGGGAACGGGAAGAAGAAGTTGGCGCCAGGAAACGACGTGCTGCCGTTGATCTCGAGCTGCTGATTCTCGGGGTTGATGTTCTGCGTCACCACCTGCCCGAAATAGCCAGAGTCAGCGCTGATCCCGGGGAATCCCTGGCCAGCCGTCAAAGCTGCAATGAGTGCGAAGGCATGCATTGATTCCTCAGGGGGAGATGGGGCCGAAAGCCTTCCATGTGCCGGGGGATCCTGCCGTGGTGCATACCCAGCCAACGATCCCGCCGGGGATGGGGTTGGAATTCCACACGATGGCTCCGAGTGCGTAGGGTCCACCTGTCGTTGGAAATGTCACATTCACAGTGAAGCTCGGCCCTGGCGGCGGATTGTTGGCGGAATAGACCAGCGAATCGATCAGCTCGAGATTCACGGCTTCGATGTACGGATAAGTGCCCGGGGTCGTGTTGTTCGTGGCTCCCGGCGTTGTCCCACCGACCGGAATCGTCAGCCCAAGATTTGGAGTCGTGGCCATCTCACCCGCCGTTGAAGAAGTAGAGTGGAACCTTCAACGCCGTGGTGAGCGCCGTCGGGCTATTCGCCGTCCCGTAAGCCAGCTGAAGAACGATCGTCCCTGCCGCCGGCACTGTCGGGCTGATAAACACCGTCGCCCCGGCTAGCGAGCTGAGGCCCGGTAGGCACGTAATACCCGCCGACGATGCGAGTTTGTGGCTCACGACGACGTCGGTATACGTTTTGACGAACGTCGCCGACACCAGCGTCCCGCTGAGCAGCGTATTGCCCAGAAATTGCTGGAACGCGCTGCTTATGTTCGACTGAATACGCTGCAGCAGCGAGTCGCCTGTTTGAATGGGCTGGAACGGTGTCACCAGCTACCCCCGCCGACACCCCAGCCACTGTCGCTACCCACGCCGCCATCCCAGCCATAGCCACCTGTTACGACCTCCGGATCCCCAGCCTGTCTATTGGACTTCTCTGCATCGATGCGCATCAGCATCGCCTGTCGCTGCGCCAATAGCGCACTGACGTCCATCTCTTGCTTCACTGCGCATTTGATCGCAGAGTCCAGGATGACGTAGTCCTCCCACCCAGCAATCCCGTCGAACGTCGTAGCGCAGAGCGAAAGCGGACAAGAGTAGGTCCATAGGATGCTATTGTCCTGTGTCGTCCCAGGCACGTTCCATGAAGGCGCCGTCCCGCCGCTGGTGCCGGCACTCAGCGCCGTGAACACCTGCTGCGTAGCGTTGCCAGTTGCTGGCGTAAGCGTCACCGTTACCTGCGCGCCCTGGGCATAGGCCGTGCTCGTCGCGTAAGCCGTGGGCAGCGTGGCGCACAGCAAAGGCGGCTCTGGAATGTATTGCAGCCGAATCGGGCCCGGGATGTTACCCGTGTTCGGCAGAAACGAGATGTTCTGCCCCTGCAGCTGGTAACTCAGGTTGATCCATCCCAGATACTGCTGCCCGCCACCGACGAAGCCCGGGCTCTGATTGCGCTGGTGGATGTTGTACGGCCGGATCGAACGCCACGTAATGCCGGAACTGTCTAGGCCAAGGTCTACGTTGACCAGCTTGTAGAAGTCCTGCGGCAGGGCATAGACGTAAGTGCCGGATACGATGGGCAGGAAGTAATCTGGCGCCCAATAGTAGTTGTCCCCATAGGCACTAACGAGAAGGCCGAAGAGCTCGCAGACCGACGCATTGAGGTAAGACGTCATCTCGACGTCTGTCACGTTGTCGTCTGCGTTCTGCCCGAAAGCGTTGTTCTGGCCGCCAAGATCCACGCGCTGACGCACCGCTAACGCCATTTGAGCTAGAGATTGTGCGCGCATTGGCTACTCCTCGGGCTCTTCGTCTTCCTCACCACCCTCGTGCGGCCCCTCTTCGTGCGGCGCGCCATCGCAGATAGTGAAAGCGTCGTGGAACGCCTTCGCCATCGCCATGTGGTCCTTGGCGTCGTAAGCGTCGCACCAGTCGGCCATGGCATCCTCGAGCCCAGGCGGCACGCCATCGCCATCAGGCGCAGCGTCGCCGCCCATATCGTCTTCCTTCTTTTTCTTGGCCAGAATCAGGAGCAGCGGGTTTTTCTTAGGTTCCATTAGTGCTCCTTACGGGATAGCCGAGAACGAAGGCTGATAGAGAACCTGCGTGTTGTCGTTGCTGGCCAGCAGCGACCAGTGGATGAACGAGCCCTGATTCGTCGGGCTGCCTGGCTGCGTGATGTCGGCCAGCGCATTCGTCTCGGTGTTCCAAACGTTGATAACGAACGTGTTGCCCGTGACTGCCCCGATGGTCGATGCCAGCGTCAGCGTCGACGCAGCCGGGTCAATCTGCAGACACGTGCGCAGGCTATTAATTTTGGCGATCGTTCCGGCCTTCCCGAAGTTACCAATCAGCGTGACGAGGAAGATCCCAGTGCCAGTGCGAGACACTGTCCAGCGAGACGATCCAACAGTCGCAGCCGTCGGAGTGCCAGAGCCAGCCGGCTTAATAGCCCCACCATACAGGCCCATTTGATTCTCATTCCCCTGCACAGGGAACGGGTATGAGTTGATGATCCCATTGTAGTAATTGGCCAGAGCCATGGGATTACTCCACCCCGCCCGCCGGGTATGACGTCCCGGAGGACTTCACGAAGAGAGAAAGGTTGATGATGTTCCCGGCATTCTCCGAGATGTCAGCCGCCGCACCCGTGCTCGCGTTCTGAACCAACAGAGTCACGGTCTGAGCGCCGGTGCCTGCACCCGTCACGTTGGCACCGGTGATCACACACTGGTAGGCAACGCCGCCCGGACTAGCCAGCTGCATCGTGGTCTGAGCGCTGACGAGTGCGCGAAATTGATTCGCAAGCGTCACGGTAAAAGCGCCGGTGCCGGTGCGCGTGACACTAGTCACACCCTGACCGCTCACGATAACCGGTGCGCTTGATCCCTGCGGCTGGAAGCTAATCCCGATCAGCTTCCCATCACGAACCATGCTCTTGAGGCTTGAAGGCCATGCAAAATTGGACACTTGGGACTCCTTTTACGCTTGAGGGGAAAACCAAAGTGAGGGGGCCAGCGGTAATCCCGCCGACCCCCTCAACCGTTCATTACCCGTTGGGGAGGAGCACAACCGCATTGTGCCCAGGAGCTCGCGAAGCAAGCTGGTAATAGGCTTTAAGTTGGTACTGAAATTGATTGGCATTCTGCAGACGCAGGAAATAGTTCCCAATGTCCGCTTCCTCGAGGTGAGGGATTTCGCCCTTCCCGAAGATTCCCCAGGTATCCTCTTCGAGCACGAATGCCGTCATGGCGCCGCTGTAGCCGGAGCTGGGCGGGTACGTGCTGTTGAGGAACGGCGCGCACTGGGGATCCGAAACGACGCGGATCATTCCGTGCGGGGTTGGCAGCTCGAGCTCCGAGAAGCCGAAGCTGCCGGTGTCCGACGGGCCCTCTCCCATCCGGCCTGGATACATACCCTGCGATTGCAGGCTCAGGCTGAGGTTGTAGAACGCCACCGGGTTGAGGATGATCATCGACGGCCGGGCGCTGACCTGGTGCAGCTGCGAGACCGCCAGGGTCAAAGCCTCGCGGATGCTGCCGAGGTTCAGACCCGCCGCAGTGGCATCGATCACCTGTCCGTAGGCGAAGCCGTTCTGATAGCGAGGAACGCTGAAGAAGCTGTCATTCGAAGCCGGCCCACCAGGCGGGCACCAAGCAAGGACGCCCTGCGGCACCGCGCTGTTGGCCGTCGTGAACGGGATCACGGACGAACCGTTACCCGTGCTCGAGAAGTCGCCGGCCATGTAGATCACATCGCCTGCTGCAATCGACGTCCAGATGGTGTTTAGCGCGATAGCAGTCGTTGCGCCAACACCGCTCAGCGTCATCTGGCCAGCGTTCGGGCCGGTGTAAATGACGTTGATCACCTGAGCGCAGCCAGTCACAACGCTGCCGAGCGTGGTGTTTGTGCCGGCCGTGCGCTGCGTTCCGCCAGGCGCCGAGGCCGTCTGAACCCAATCGCCCTTCTGGAAGCGCACCGCCGTGCTTGGATCCGCAAGCGTCAGCGTGGTCGAGGATACCGTCTGCGAGCTCGAGATCTGAGCCATCACGCCGGTGCCGTCGCCATAGCAATATGCCGCCATGAGCTGGGCAACGCGCCGCTTCTTGGTGTCGACTTCGAGCGTCAGGTCTGCAATGAACGCGTCGGAAGGCGACTCCGAAGCAACCATCGCTTCACCATCGATCAGGCCAACGCCGAAGGTAAGCGCGCGGGTGAGCTGGAAGGCCAGCGACGTGGCAGGCGATGCACCGCCGGCGCAAGCCGCGAAGTTCGTTCCAACGCCACCGCCAGAGCCCGTGATGAGCGGGATCGGGATGTTTGCGCCACCACTAGACGTGTCTGCACGCTCGAGAAGCTCCGTGACAAAAGGACCAGCCTCGATCATCACGTTCTCAACTTCATCTTTGGAAATATAGTGTTGCTTCAGAACAGCCGTAAGGCTTTGCAGAGATGACGGGGTAGGAATAGCCATTTAAACCTCAAAAGTTTAGTGCTTTTCGGCCTTCGCTTCGGCCATAAGCCTTGCGGCTTTGGCTAATTCGATGCGCTCTGGCCTACTAAGCATCCTGGCTTTGGGCTTGGGCTGAGCCGAAGCTTGTTCGCCAGGTGGAGTGGATGCGGACTGTCGCCGAAAAAACCCTGTCTTGGTGACGCCCTGCTTGGCAGCTTCGATCAACGCTGCCTTATCCTTCTCCAGCTTATCTTTTGCGGCTTGTTCCTCTTCCGCTTTCAGACGTTGCTGAATTTTCTTAGAGCTACGGTACTCCTCAAAAGACTCTTCCAACAGTGTGGATTCTACCGCTTCAAGGGCGAATGTAAATAGCTGGGAAGTGTTGAGCGGGTTGAACAGCTCAGCGATGTCTGCCGGTGTAGTGTCTTTCAGCTGGCCAGTTTTCGGATCACTGTGCTGCGCGTATGTGTCCTCAATGAGTTTCCAAGCGCGCTCCTGGCCGTTTTTACGCGAACAAAGCTCATACTTGTCTTTGTCGGAGTCGATCATCCGCTTCATTTGCTTCTGATTGTTATCGATGAACTGTTTCGTGTTCTCAGTGGCCTGCTGCTCACGCGTTCGGCGGTCGACCTCTTCGCGTTCGGCCTTCATCTTCATTTCGAACTTTTGAAGCTCGGCCTGGACAATCTGCTCCGGCGTGCGCTTGTCGCCCTGAATTTTCCGCTTGGCTAGCTCCTCGAAGCTCAGGCCCAATCGGCCCAAAAGTTCGTCAGGGTTTTCCTTGGCCAGTCGCTTGGCCTCTGCCAGCTCTGCCTTGGCGCGTTGTGCCTCTTGCAGTTCCGTGCGCTGGCTCTCGAGCCATTTCTCACGCTCGGCCTTCAGCTGCTCGCGTTCACGGTAAAGCTTGGCCTCATCGCGCTTGAGACGGGCTGCAGACTCAGCGCGGCGCTCGATATCCTTCTTCTTCTTTTCCTCTTCGGCCGGAGACGCTTCGGCAGTTAGCCCAAGCGGGGACTTGGCAACAGCAGGCGCGGCAGGTTCTGCCGGTTTTGCCGGTGCGGCAGGCTTGAGCGGATTGGCAGGGGCGGCGGGCGAAGCGGGAGCGGCAGGAGCAGCCTCAGGCATTTTGGGTGTCCTTCTTTTTTTTCTTCTTCCTTGAATTGTGCAGCGCTATCGCAATCGATTGCTTTTGCCCGTAGCCTGACTGCATGAGCTCCCGGATATTGTTGGATATGACAGCGCGGCTCTTACCCGGAGCTAATGGCATCACGCACCCTTGGGCTGTTGGAACGGCATCAGGTTGCTGACGGGCGGCGGCGCGCCTTTCGCCATAACCGGCGCAGGAGCTCCCGGTCCCGGGGGTGGAACTGCCGGCATCGGTGGCGGAGGCGGCTTAGCGCGGACCAGCCAATTGCGAAGCAGATCGATGCGCTCGGGAGGCGCGTCTTGGACAATCGCACGGTTCAGCTCTTTCGTTACGGTATCGACACAAGCCGGAAGGTTCGCAGCGCCATCGACAGGCATCGGCTTGCCCTCATGAAGCATCTGATAGACCAGCCAATCGGCGTAATCCTGGAACGCGTTCTCACGTTCCATCGTCGCGTCCAGGTCCGGGAACTGGAGCAGCTTCTTCCCATCCTGCGGGGAAATCAGCTGCGCCTGCATCATCTCCTGAACAGCCGCCAAGCGCCCTGACGGTGTGCGCGGCAAAGACGACACAGGGTAGGCCTTCAGCGTGTACTCATCGGACTCAAGCCGGATGTCCCGCCAATCAAGCTCTTTGACGAAGTTCTTACCCGTTACTTTGATGACGTATGACTTGTTGCCCCATACACGGCTGCCGCACGATACAATTCGCTTAGCAAGTTCCACGTGGAACTGCCCCCACTTCTCAGAGAGGACTGCGAAGCGGTTCTGCTGAATGTCGGCGTATTCGCGCTGGGCTGCACCACTATCGAGCCCCTGCGGTTTGTTGCCGGACGACATGAACGTCGAGACACCGCAGAACTGGTGCGCCGATTCAATGATCCACTCCTTGTAGGCTACGAAGTTGGGATGCGTCGCTGACCAGTTCAGAACCTGGATCGCCTGGTCCGCTGGCAGCATCCCCTCGAGGATGAGCCCCGACTTGCTTGACGTGGCGTGGTTCTTGTTCAGCTTCGCCGCGATGTTCATATACAGGCGCGGCAGACCGAACTGACTCCAGGCGTGAGCTTCTGCGTACTCTACGCGTGCCAGCGTCGTCTGATGGCCGTAAAGCAGCTCTCCAAGGCCACGGCCATAGTAACCAGTGGTCTTGTCTTCATATCTAATCACCGCGAACGGGAAGTCGTCATCGTCAAAGTCTTCGTCGACTAGCGTCACGCTATCGATGGCCAGAACGTGCCGCCCGTCGCCTGCGTCTTTGTAGCTGGGAAGCCGCCACGCCTCGTAGTAGGGGATTTGTCGTGACGCATAGAGATCGGACATGAAGCCCGTGGTGTTCAGGGCCGACGCATCCATGATCTCTTTCTTCTTGTTCGGGAAGCGCGCCGCGAGCATGTCCTTGTCGACGAGATCGATCTGGTACAGGCAGCGCGGCTTCTCGTCGCGGCCGTCATACATGTCCGTCCAGATGTTCCCGGGCCACACGTTATCGACGATGATGTTCTTATCGTTCGGGTTCGCCGAGACCTTGATGAAGCCGGTTCCGAACACCAGCGCGTCCTGTAGAGCTCGCGTAGAAGCTGACGGCACATCGCACTGATAGAAGATGCCATCGATGAACTGGTTCAGCAGCTGCGCCTTGTGCTGCAGCTCAAACGTGCCCTTGTTCGTCAGGAACGTTACGGCAGGTGAGCCAGGGGCCAGAAGCATGGCCTTGACGGTCGAGACCAGCTCATAGACCAGATTGTAGCTAGGCCCTTTGCGTGAGCCCATCCCCATCGTGCCGGAACCGATGCCGTTCGTGATGGTTCCGCTGCCCGCCATGATGTTCGGCGCGTACCTGCCGCCGCTCATGAAGTTCGAGCCTTCAAACAGCTGCTGACAGCGGTAGTTTCGCGTCGTGACGCCAAGCTGCAGCTGCTGAATGCTCCGAGCAGCTGCTACAACCTGGTCGCCAACGTCGCGATCGTTGGCCTGCCACCATAGCGCCGGGACTTTATCCTGCTTTACAGGCCGATAGCGTTTCGCGAAGCCGGTGCCCATAATTACTCCACGCCGATCCGGCGCTCGAAACCGGATTGCGGCCCAGTGAAATCACCCCGGCGTGTGCTCAAGGCTGTGGCCAGCCCGGAACCTCGGGTGCAGCCGGGAAATCGCTGCTGAAGTCGACCGGGTTCTCTGGATTCAGAAGATTCGAAGCGTCCACAACGCGCTCACCGTCAGGCGTGAGCTTCGGCTTAGGTGGCCGGCCGCGTTTACGCTTCACAGGCGTCCCAGGAGGCGTATACGGCGACGTTGGCTCGAGATCCGGAGCACCAGGGTCAGCCGGCAGCCCCAAATCCTCAGGCTCCATCTCAGCAACGTCCAGCTTCGGCGGCGTCGGCTGCAGTGTGAATTCAATATCGCCAAGCTTCAGTTGCAGAACGTCAGCAGCCCTGGCCACTTTCAGCAGCTTCTCGAGATATCCGAGGTCAATCACACCACTCCCCTTGAAGTAGCCGCCATCCATGGTCATCGCTTGATGGGCGGCAGCCCGTGGCCACGGCCGCCCTCCTGAATGCCTGGGGCTGGAGCAGCAGGCGCTGTGACAGCTGCCGGCTTCGTGTGTTCCTTAGCGTTCAGGTAGCCAATGCCGGCGCCTGCCAGTGTTCCGGCGGCAAGTACGCCAATGGCCACGGGTTTGTTCACCCGGATAATGTGCCACTGTGTACCTATACGGTCAAGGTGTACGTTTCGGTACTATTCCGGCCAGTCGAGCAGTTCGGGCGCTTCGGGATTTAGAAACTCTTCCTCGTCGAGCTCTTCCTGAGTCTGGAATTGCTTCACCGTTCGCTGCCACCGCTCTTCGTCTTCAACAGCAAGCCGTTCCGGGACACTAAGCGGAGGTGGCTCGGGCGTGTGCAGGAAACTATAGACATGACTGAATCCATAGACGAACGCATCCGCATAATCGCATGGATCCGCTTTGTTCTCGATTTGTGTGGCTTCATCGAAGCGCACCATTTGCAATTGATCCCGCAGGGCGCCTGTAGCGTCGCTTTTAAGAGCAATTCGATTGAGTCGGAACTGATCATTGATGATCCTCACCATGCCAGCCTTATAGCCAGGCGTTTTGGTTTTCCCGATCGCAGGAATGCGCCAGCGGTTCTGAAGCTCTTTCAGGTACCCAGCGCCTAGAGCTCCGTCATCCATGATGACAGTCAGCTCTGGAATGGTCCGATAGTATTTGTCTACGTTCTGACAGAATCCAGTCACGTCACGCCCGGGCAGGCCTTCCGCATTCACCACGTAGCAGGTGGGCGTCTGCATCGACCAGGCAATCAGCACAAACGCGGACAAATCTCTGGTTGCGCCAACATCCGCGCCGAGAGTGTACCTCCATGAGAAACCAGTTGGTAAGGATTGCACTTCGTTCTTGATGACCTGGAACCCTTCGAATAAGAGGCTTCGGTTGTCTTTTGTCCATTCCCCACACCATTCTGAGATGAATTCGGGTTCGGAGCCATTCCAACCATGTTGAGCTTTGACTGCCTTGATGAAGTCATCTTTATTCGCCCAGCCAGGATTGTCCGCCCAGCTCCAGCGAGTAGTGCTCCACCCGAGCTGGGAGTCCCGTTTCGTCACGTCAAAGAAGAAGCCGTTGCAGATTGTATCCGGAGTGCCGCAAAGCGCCAATGTGCCGCCGTGTCGGAACAGGCACGCATCGAGGACCTTCTCCAAAAGATATTTCAGAATCTCGGGCCGGAAGCCTTGTGCCTCGTCAATGATGATCAGCCGGCAGATCAAGCCACGAAAGCGATCCGCATCTTCTTGGTCTTGCGCCCCTGAGATGTACAGCACACTACCGTTTTCAAACGTCAGGCTCTGTTCGTTCTGATTGGCCTTTACTTTGATGTCAAAGCGGTTGAAGAACTGCCGGAACCGCTGCCAGATGACAGCTTTCGCCTGTTTCAGCGTGCGATTGATGTACACGCAGTTGCTATTCGGTGCCGACAGACACAGGTGAGTGAGATACGCGATGGCCGCTTCGGTCTTGCCCGCCTGCCGAGTGCACAACGCCGCTTTGAACTTGCTTTTGTCTTGTATGAACTGAAGCTGTGGCGGGCTCAGGCCATCGAATACGTTTTTGCCCTGATTGGCGTGCAGGATGCGTAGAAGGTCTTCTACCGTTGCCATGTCCAGATCCGTTGGCCTGCCCTAGTCATAGCAGTGTAACGGCTCTCAGGCGTGAATCCCAAGCCACGCAATAGAAACTTGGCATAGTCGCGGTCACGGAAGTTCTGCTTCACGTAGACGTAATTCACGACGCCAGGAAGCCCGTGCATCCAGCCGATGAGGAAGTCAGGCGTCTCCTCGTCGTACAGAACAACAGGCGGCACGGCCTCGAGCTGCCTGCCGATGAACGGCTTTAGGTCCGCGTCTAGCACCCCATGCGTCAGCAGCCGCGCCCGGTATTCCTTCTCCTGCTGCGCGGCTAGCAGGCTCTGCAGCCGCTTCTCTTGTGGCGTGTTGGTGCCGGTCCAGTTCTCGAGCTGGTGCTCAATGCTGTCGATGTAGCGCTGCGCGATAGCCCTGTGACGCGCTGAGCGCTTGGCTGCGACTGCGGCGTGCTCAGATAGGGGTAGCAGCGCGCCTTGCTTGATGAATGCGTCTTTTGCTGACGTGAGCCACGAAGCCGCGACGAATTTGAGATCTAGCGGCAGCGCCCAGCGGAAGCCGATGCCTGCTCGTGAGAGCTCTTCGGGGACTTCGGGCGGATGAAACGCAGTCATTCGGTGGAGGCACCGAACCGCTTCAGTCAGCGAATCCAAGCTCTGCAGTGTAGTCCCCGCCCTTGCTCTTGAAGATGAATGTGGCCCCATGCCCATCTTGGCGTGCCACGCTGCATGTGTAGGGCGCAGTCACGCGCTGCATGGTCAGCGAGCCAACAGCTTGCCCGGGCTTGATCAGGTTCAAGGCTTCGACGAAGGCCATGCATTCCGAGAACGCTCCGACGAAGGCGAGCTTGTCCAGCTTCTTCCCCGCGTGCTCGAGCAGCGTAACTTTGTATGGGCTCACTGTTTGTTGTTCCTGTCTAGCTTTCGCTTGTAAAAAGGCGACGTCGTGTCCTGGGGGAGTCTTGTCTTCGACCACTTCTCGTGGAACAGGTCCCACTGTTTTCGCCATTTCGGATCCAGTCTGTTTCTAGCGTTGGCCATCAGCTCGTCTTCGATGAACTGCTGGTATTCGATCTTCGCGCGCTCTTCCTGTGCCCGCTTTCGCATGCGAGCGTATTCGGCGTCTAGGAATTCTTCGCGCTTAGATTTCATTGCACGTTGCGCCGCTCGAGGTCAGCGATGCGCTGCTTCTGCTGCTCGAGCTCTTCGACGATCTTCTCGATGCCAGCGACTAAAGGCCCAGCGGCCTTAAACACCAGCTCGGCGATCTTCTCGTGGATCTCTTTGTCGGTCATAGCTTGAACATCCTCCGCGCCTGCAGATGTTTTTGATACAGTCGCCGCCCACGCCATGCCGCGTGCTGACGCGTAATCCAGTTAATGCCCAACAGTGTTTTAATTGTCGGCCACACAGTGTTAACCGGCGGCATCCCTAACTGTTGTCTAACAGTGTTAGGCTGTGCGTCGATTGTATATGTCAGCCAAGCTGAACCAGGCGCCGGCGTCGTGAGCACTGTCGTCTTGCCCTTAGGTGCAGGTCCTACGTGATGCACGGTGTGCCCGCTAGTCTCGCGCATGAATTCCTCGAGCGTCATTCATCACCCGGCTCGTCAGGAGGCGGCGGCGGCAGCGTCAAGGTCTGCGGCATGAGCTGCTTGGAAGCCGTCATGACCTGATCCCATGTCGCGGGGTCTAACCGAGCCTGCAGCAGCTGAAGGAACTGAACGGCAAGTTGCAGGTTATCACCGTTGCCCTCAGGTTTCTTCACAGGCTTCACACCGTGGCCCTGACGGATGATTTCGATCAGCAGCTGGGGGGACTGCTCAGCCATTGCTCGGGCGTAGATTTCGTCACGATTCGCCGCAACGAAGTCACGGCACGCTGCACGCCAACCAGAAACAGGCTTGCCGGCGGGATTCCCTGACTGCCCCTTCTGCCAGCGATGTGGTCCTGGTTTGGTCTTGGGTACATCTGACACAACTATCTCGCCCAACACGTGGTAATTACTTAAGTTCTGCGGTGTCCCCGGCAACAGAAGCCTGGGGCGGTGTGGGGGCGGATGCGGCGGGCTCGGAAACGGAGTCGATTACCGCGTCGAGCCCGTCGATGGCGGTGTCTAGCGTGTCGGCAGTGGCGCCGAGAACGACGGCAGCGGCGGCCGCGTCTTTGAGAATCGTGCCGGCCACGGGGATGGCCTCGGCGATCTTCGCGAGGATGCCCGCATCGAGCTTGTTGATCTCTGCGACGATGCCGTCGATGGCGGTGCGGATTTTGTCGGCCTCAGCCCTGACAGCATCGGCGGCGGGCTTGATTTTGGCGAGAGCTGCGGTGATGTCATCCACGGGGGCTCCTGGCTTAAGTGGGCCAAGCATACCGAGGCGTCTGACGAAGTCAACACGTATTCGTGCCGCCCGGGACCGTGAAGTGGGTGAAACTGTGACTGCGTCGGAACCCACCGCTCAGACACCCCGTCAAGATTCCAAAATTGAGCGCTGTTGCATTTTTTTAACGACCGAGGGGATACATGGCTGAAAGAGATTTAAATTCGACTGGCGTCGATTTAGGCCCATTAGGCGAGAACACCTTTCTCGCAATGGTTGAAACTGCACCTGTAACGTCCTGGGGCGCATCGGGGTGGTTCCTCGCGAGCTCGAGAGCAAGGGCAAGATCCAACCCTTGGCCGTAGTCGTACCACGACAGCCCACAGCATTTGCAGGCCACCTTTGCCACAGGTGTGATCATGTCCGCCACGTATTCCTCGAACGTCATTTTTTTGACACTCCCCGACCTACTCACTTACCTCGCGTTTTCCCTACGCGTTCCTTTTTCTATTATTATATATATATATATATATATATATATAAATAGGATAAGGAGTATAAGTATAATGATTCAAGTATGGGTGTTTGTTAGTTGTTTTTTTCCCTGGCTAACCTTCTGGACCAACCTTCGCCGGGCTCCCAAGGATAATGACGAACGCCGTCTATCATCGTTTGTGGCAATTTTACCCAGCCTAAATGCCTTAAAATGTCGGCGATCCTCATTTCGTCCCTCTTTGACTGCTTATCATCTGGCACTCCGATGGTGCTCAATCCGGCGTTTGTAGTGACCAGGGTTGGCTCCTTAATGAGCCATGCCTCTATCTTCTCTGACCAAGGATCTGACTCCATGAGCTTGGCGGCCTCGAGTTTCAAGGCATCCTTGTCCATGGTTTCGTCCGGGAAGAACTTTTCCCCGCTCTCCCAGGCTGCCACGGCTTCGGCCCAAAGCTGATCACGGAACTGGGCGATGATCTCGAGATCGATCTCTTTGTTGATATGGATCGGGTGCGTTCGCCTATTACCGGTCGCGTCTGTTAGGAATTGGCGTTCATTCGTCGTTCCAACAAATACACATGATCGTGGCCGGCTGACTTCTCCCCCATCGCGTCCACCTCCGAACGGAATGAAATTGTCGGTGGGACTGCCAAGAAACTGTTTGATCTCGTGGCCTCTTTTACTCCTAAAGCTCTTGAGCTCGGCAATCTCGTGGACCCAGAACCTATTGAGCATGGATAGCGCCCGCTTGGGATCATTTAGATCCAGTTCTGTGTCGCTAACCCAAGGGTCGCAAAGGGCTTTTATCGATCTAGACTTGTTAACATCCTCGTTTCCTATCAGCACCAGGAAGTGATCGTGCTTCGATCCTGGCTTCATGGCCCTGGCGACAGCCCCAATGAAGAACCAGCGGAGCAGCTTTAGCGCTAGAGGGTCGGTCTGGTGAAAGGCTTTGCGTGCCACGATATCGATGGCCGACGGCAGTTCCTGGACCCACGTCAGCCCACTCAGGTACTCGCGCACCGGGTGGTACGGGTTCTCACTGGCGAGCACGTCGAAGGCTTCGTGAGATGTCTCATTGGGTAGTTGGATCAGTTTGGACTTGCGACCGTCCGTGCCGCGGATCTTGAGCTCAACGGTTTCGCGCCACCTAACAACGTCAGCCCTGAGTAGGGGCTTGCGGTTGAACTCAACTCGCTCGGTGAGCTCGTTCAGTTCGATCTCCCCGGGCCCGAGCGTCAGTTCACGCAGCGCCGGGTCCCTCAGTATGCGACACGCAGACGCCAGCGACTTAGTCAGCCCCGGGACGACGTGATAGGACCTGGTCCTATTACCACCGCCCTGGATGACCGACAGGTTCGGGGGTGCGTCGGAATCGTCCGGTGGTGGTGGGTCATTTAAGCCGGGGGGTGCATACTCATCACCCGGCGGAGGCGGCGGAGGCGGCATTTCCATGTAAGTGGGTCCCCAAAATAAATCTGCCCCCCACCGGGGCGGCCGGTGGGAGGCAGTGGATTTAGGCTAGGCCCTATCCAAACAGGTTTGAGATCGTGGCCGAGCCGCCCGCTGGCATTACGCATCTGTACCCAACGGGGCCGCTACTCGTCAAGTGCCTCGAGCACGTCGCTGACGCTGCGGGCGATTACGTAGACGCCGCCGGCGCGTTCGACGGCTTGCTGGAACAGCTTCTGGCGCTGTGACTGCCGGCCCGTTTCGGTCTTGGCCTCGATCGCTATGTAGCGGCCTTGGTGTATGGCGAGGATGTCGGGGTGGCCGTTGGGCAGGCTGCGCACCTGCTTCCGGCCGCGCTTGGCGACTACCACGTTGCAGCGGTAGACGAGCACGTCGGGGCGGGAGCCGAGCTCGACTAGGATCGCTCTCACTACAGCGCCTTCAGCCATTGCTTATCCTTGCCGACCAGTTCCCTCCATATACCCCAGGGCATCGGCTCTTGAGGGAACTTTTCTTTGTAGCGATGGACCACGTACCCGGGCTTTCTGCCCATAGCACGGGCCTCGAGCATCCATGCCCGGAACATGTCGCGAGGCGAGCCTTGGCCGATCGGGCGGGCCACTGCGTTCTCGACGACCAGCTTGGTGACCTTCTTGACCCGCTCGGCCCCGCAGTTCGGACACACGTCGCCCTCGAAGATGGCGTAGCACTGGGCGCAGGTGTGCAGCGGCAGCTCCTCAGCCGCGGTTAGGTCCTTCGCCACCTTGTCGCGGTCCTTCTGTAGCGAGTAGTCTCGATCCTGCTCTGGCAGCCCGTGGCGGCGTAGCAACTTGGAGTGGTCGTGGATACGGGCCAGAGCTTTGCCGGGCGCGGGGCGCATGATTCTGCCGACCATCTGCAGGTAGAGGGATGTGGACATCGTCGGCCGGCACAGCAGCGCCGTCTCGAGGTCGGGGATGTCCACGCCCTCGGTCAGGATCGTCACGTTGCACAGCACGCGCGTCTCGCCTGAGCGTAGGCGCTCGAGGATGGCAGAACGCTCGGCCAGCGGCGTCTTGAAGTCCAAGTGCTCGGCTTTGACGCCAACGCTCTGGAACTCTGCGCACAGGCGCATGCTGTGCTCGATGTCTACGGCGAAGACGATCGTGCGGCTGCCGGCGCAGTGCTTGACCCACTGTTCGACGACATTGCCGAGGATCGTCTTGGTGCTCATGGCCATCGAGAGCGACCTGGTGTCGAAGTCGCCGTTGACGATCTTGATGTCCGTGAGGTCGGCCGTTACGTACTCAAAGCCCGTGTAGCGACACAGGTGCCCCGCGTCCATCAGCTCACGCGGTTTGGCTGCGACCACTAACGAGTCGAACCACTCGCCCAGGCCTTTACCGTCCAGGCGGAACGGTGTTGCGGTTAACCCGACGATCGGCGCTCCGACGTCGAAGAGATCGCGATAACTTATAGATTGAGAATGATGCGCTTCATCGATGATGATCAGGTCCGCAGCTGGCATATGCCGCCGGTTAAGCGTCTGAATGCTCGCCAGCTGCACAGAGTGGTCTGTGCGCGGATGGCCGGCCATGATCACGCCGTGCGGGATGTGGGCGAAGCGCTTCGATGTCTGCTCGATGATCTCACGACGGTGCACGACGAACAGCACGCGGCCGCCGCGCTCGATCAGGTGCTGGGCGATAACGCTCTTGCCTGAACCTGTAGGGGAAACGAGCAGAACTCTGGCCTTACCAGCGGCCAGCTCAGCGAGGATGCTATCCACCGCCGTTTGCTGGTAGTCCCTAAGCATCGCGTGACTTCTTCCTCTGCGCCGCATTGTGCCCGGCGATAGCGCCGAGGATCTCATAGACGAGCGGTACGATGAGCATCATCGCGAAGATCCATTGCATGGTTGGTCCTTTCACTTGATTCCCCCGTTCCTCAGCATGAGTTTCTTCCTCGCTTCGGGTTCCATGGCGTCCATGGTGTGCATCTCTTTGAGCGCGCATTTCGCGCAGACGTCCCTGTCTGGGCCTGAGATGGTCCATGACATCCGGATGCTCGCGGGCCTGCCACAGGTGCCGCAGACTGCCGGCGTAACCCGTTTATTGAACCCTTTTGGCATCAGACCTCCGGCGCTTTCGTTCGTTTAGTTTGTGTATTTCCGCATGGATACGGCATCTAGACTGCCCTTCGACGGCATTTCGTTGGCAGCCTAGCCAGGTGCATTTTCGTTTGGGCATGCACCGATGTATATCCGATGTTGACAGCGAACGCAATCGGGTGTATATTCACATCGCCGGCATTCCGGCCGGTTCTAGGAGGTACCAAATGAAGATGGACCACAAGGATGATCGTTACGCCGACGCCTGGGAGCGCTTCTGCGAGGAGGAAGTGGACGTGCCACTGGCGCGTTGGCAGGTGATGGAAATCATTGAGCTGACCAGGGCCCACGGCACGCCATCGGCGAAATCGTTGATCCCGGACCTGGAGGAATTCACCGAAATGCCCGACAGCGGGACCGGGATGGACTGCGAGCCGGATGGGGACGAGCGATGAACGTCTTTTTCTACGAGGCCCTCTTGATCACTAAAGCCAATGCCCTTTTCCAGGGCGAAGCGCTAAAATTCCAAAACGTCGCGACAGGTGCAGGAGACGCGAAAGCGGACCTCCCCCCGGCGCCGGTCGGAAGCGTGGCGCCTCAGCACGTGCGGCAGAACTGGGGCAATTTCTATGACGCATGCGTCCGGCTGGATCGCTACCTGCGAGACCAGGGGGATCAACAGCCGTTCGAGGACTGGCTTTATATCCGTAAATTCCTGGAGGGAATCAAATGAGCGAGTCTCTGGAAGATGTAGCCAAGGCAAAGGCTGAGGCCGCGGCCCTGGCAAAGGCCAAAAGGGACGCCTTTGCCAGGGCGTGGGAGGCCTCAATGAGCATTTACGATCCGCACAACATCGAATCCGCAGTGACCCTGGCAGCCATGCTGGCTAAATCGCAGATCCTCCCGCGGCATCTGCACGGGAAGCCGGCTGACGTGCTGGCCATAATGATTAAGGGGCGAGAGCTCGGAATCTCGACCATGAAGGCGCTGTCTGGAATGTACTGCATCAATGGCAAAGTCGAGCTCGATGCTGCGACCCTGGCGGGCGTGGTCATGTCGCGAACCGACCTGTGCGAGTATTTGACGCTCATCGAGAGCACTGACAAGGTGGCAACCTATGAAACTAAGCGAAAAGGGAGTCCGAAGTCTGTTGTAATGGGCTTCACGATGGTCCAGGCAGAACGGGCTGGTTTACTTCGTAATGATGTTTGGCGAAAATTCCCTGAGGCGATGCTTCGCGCAAGAGCCATCTCTGTTGTCGCCAGAGCTGTTTACCCTGATCTTGCCGCAGGTCTATACGTCCAAGGAGAGATTGGAGGCGATGATCCAAAATACGTACCTGCCACGAGCCAAGTCGAGGCGAAACCCACCCGCCCCGCTTTCCCCGTCACTGACGCAGACTTCGAAGTCATCCGCGAGAGCCTCAAAACGCCGCCGGTCGCGGAAGACGAAGTAGCGGAACCCGCACCGGCAGCCAGGGGCACGTGGACGGATTCGGAGCCTGACTTCAGCCCTGACGACAAGATCAGCGCCGAGGCTGCGCGGGAGAATCAGTTCGCGGGAGTGAAGATCTCAAGCGGGCCCCTGAAGGGGCAGTTCGTCAGCGCTCAGCCGCTGGCGTGGCTGGTGAAGGCCGCCAAGCACCTGCAGACGATCGTCGACCTGGCCACAGAGTCCGGGCAGCCGCAGAAGGTGGGCAATATCAAGATGCTCGAGGCGCTGGCGTACTACATTGAGAAGAAGAGCGCAGAGGACTACACGGACGCGGAAATTAACGCAGCACAGGAGGAGACGAAATGACAACGCGACGCCAGGGCGATGTGTTCATCCGTAGTCTGACGAAGGCTGCGGCCGAGAAGCTCAAGGCTGGCATGAAGGAGATCCCGCGTGACAAGGGGCGGGTGGTGCTGGCCTACGGAGAGGTGACCGGGCACAGTCACGCCATTTCTGAGCAGGCTGTTAGGTTTCTCACGAACGATGCAGCGCTTCGGATTCTAGAGATCCGAGAGCCGGCGACACTCCGTCATGAGGAGCATCGCGCCTTCGAGCTTCCGGTCGGCGATTATGAGGTGACCATTCAAAGGGAGTGGCACCGTAAATCCATCTTCACCGTAGCGGATTAGCCATGGCCAATAAAAAACGGTACGAATTAACGGAAGAACATCGTTCGCAATTTGAACCGTGGGCAAGGCGCTGGATCGCCAATGCAATGAACACGAAGCCGCTCACGGCTGACGAGAAGCAGCGAGTTCACGCGGCAATCAAGGGGCTATACGAGGCGGCTGGCCTGAAGCCACCGCCGGACGAGCGGATCATTTTCGTCCCGTCGCCAGCCGTGGCCAGGTTCGCAGGCGGATTCGCTGCCTGGGTTTGGTACACGAGGAAGCATGGAGTGGACGCCGCTACGTACGCCGCTACGGCCGCCGCTACGGTCGACGCTACGGTCGCCGCTACGGCCGACGCTACGGACGCCGCTACGGCCGCCGCTACGGCCGACGCTACGTACGACGCTACGGTCGCCGCTACGGCCGACGCTACGTACGACGCTACGTACGCCGCTACGAACGCCGCTACGCGCGCCGCTACGGACGCCGCTACGAACGCCGCTACGCGCGCCGCTACGAACGACGCTACGCGCGCCGCTACGGTCGCCGCTACGGACGCCGCTACGAACGACGCTACGCGCGCCGCTACGGTCGCCGCTACGTACGCCGCTACGTACGACGCTACGGTCGCCGCTACGGTCGCCGCTACGCGCGCCGCTACGTACGCCGCTACGAACGCCGCTACGCGCGCCGCTACGGCCGCCGCTACGGCCGACGCTACGTACGCCGCTACGGTCGACGCTACGGTCGCCGCTACGCGCGCCGCTACGGACGCCGCTACGTACGCCGCTACGTACGCCGCTACGGTCGCCGCTACGGCCGCCGCTACGAACGCCGCTACGGTCGACGCTACGGTCGCCGCTACGGCCGCCGCTACGGTCGACGCTACGGTCGCCGCTACGTACGCCGCTACGCGCGCCGCTACGGACGACGCTACGCGCGCCGCTACGGCCGACGCTACGGCCGACGCTACGTACGCCGCTACGGACGCCGCTACGCGCGACGCTACATACGCCGCTACGTACGCCGCTACGAACGCCGCTACGCGCGCCGCTACGGCCGACGCTACGCACGACGCTACGGCCGCCGCTACGCGTGCCGCTACGGACGCCGCTACGGCCGCCGCTACGGCCGCCGCTACGGCCGACGCTACGTACGCCGCTACGAACGCCGCTACGGACGACGCTACGGTCGCCGCTACGTACGCCGCTACGTACGCCGCTACGTACGACGCTACGCGCGCCGCTACGGCCGCCGCTACGGACGACGCTACGCACGCCGCTACGAACGACGCTACGCGCGCCGCTACGGTCGCCGCTACG